ATGATAGGAGATAATTATGCCGTGGAAATATAATGGACAAACGATCACAGAAGGACGAGGGTTCGTTGGCGTAAATGGTGAACAGTACACTAAAGTATGGATGCGGTTGACTGCTGATGAAAAGAAAGAAGTTGGTATTACTTGGGAAGACCCACCAGCAAGTGAAGCACCGTTTGATAATCGCTTTTATTGGGGTCGAGAGTCTGATGGCACGTTAATTCCAAGAAGCCTCACAGATGTCAATCAGGTGGACTCAGACGGTAATCCTGTAAAAGATTCAGATGGCAATCAAATTGTAACACCCGGACTAAAATCTACATGGGTTGCAAAGACAAAGCGCACGGCAAACGATAAACTTGCAGTGCATGACTGGTATGTTACTCGCAAGTCTGAAAAATCTACAGCCATACCTAGTTCAGTTACTACATATAGAGATGCTGTTCGCACTAAATGCGGAGAGATAGAGACTGCTTTGAATGGTGCATCTGACTTAGCGGCGTTTATGAAGTTGTTTGAAGGTGAGTATGATTCGGACGGCAGTTTAAAAACGATTGCTAAAATCAACGACTGGCCTGATGAAATATAAGGGTAGTATCTGTGGCTTTAAGCAAACTGCAATTTACCCCCGGTATAAACAGGGATATCACATCCTACTCTAATGAAGGTGGATGGGTAGACTGTGATTTAGTCAGATTCAGGCAGGGCTATCCAGAGGTGATAGGCGGTTGGGAGAAGTATTCCCAAAATACATATATAGGTACAGCCAGAGGCTTATTTAACTGGGTTGCTTTAGACGGTTCTGATTTATTGGGTGTGGGAACAGAATCCAAATACTACATAGAGCAGGGTCAGGCTTTTTACGATATTACACCAATTAGAAAGACTACAACAAACGGTGTAACATTTTCTGCAACGGATGGCTCATCAACAATTACAGCAACCGATAACGGACACGGCGCATCGGTGGGTGACTTTGTTACCTTTTCTGATGCTGTTAGTTTGGGCGGACTGGTAACAGCGGCTGTTATAAATCAAGAGTATGAAATAGCATCCGTGCCATCAGGAAACACCTATACCTTTATAGCAAAAGACACAGGAGGCACCACCGTAATAGCCAATGCAAGCGATAGCGGCAATGGTGGCGCTGCTGTTGACGGAGTTTATCAGATAAACGCTGGACTAAACACAGGTGTTGGCGGAAACGGATGGGGGGCTGGAACTTGGGGTAGAGGCACTTGGGGATCAGGCACAACAATCAGCGTGGTAACATCTCTTCGGGTTTGGAGTCAGGACAACTTTGGAGAGGATCTGCTTATAAATCCTAGAGACAGCTCTATATATCATTGGGACAAGACTAACGGACTTACAACAAGGGCTGTAGAAATATCATCAATAGCAGGTGCCAACGAGTGTCCAATCATAGCTAAACAAATAATGGTGTCAGATGTTGATAGGCACGTTATAGCTTTTGGCGCTAATCCCTTGGGTGGAACGGATCAAGATCCTTTGCTTATAAGATTTTCCGATCAAGAGTCATTTTTAGATTGGAATCCCACATCAACAAACACTGCCGGAGATCTTCGCATAGGTTCCGGGTCTAAGTTTGTAAAAGCGATAGAAACCAAAAGAGAGATTATCATTATAACTGATAGCTCTGTTCACTCCATGCAGTTTATTGGAGCGCCATTTACTTTTGGCATACAGCCAATAGCGTCTAACACCACCATAATGGGGCCAAACGCAGCGATAGCTGTAGAAGACTCTGTATATTGGATGGGCAGGCAAAACTTTTATGTTTATGATGGTCAGACAAAACAGCTTCCATGCTCTGTCAAGGAAAGAGTGTTCTTTGATTTTGACTTTGATCAGGCAGATAAAGTGTACGCTGCCGTAAACTCTCAGTTTAGTGAGATCGTATGGTTTTATTGTTCTGATGGGAACTCCACTGCCAATGGTGGCACAGGTGAAAACAATAGATACGTCATATTTAATTATGCTGAAAACACTTGGTACTATGGGAATCTTGGTAGATCGGCATTTTTGGACAAGGGTATAAGGGACTTCCCAATAGGCGCTGAAGGTAATTATCTATTTAACCATGAGAGTGGATATAGTGACGATGGCTCTGTAATGGTGTCTTCTATTGAGTCAAGCCCTATGGACATGGGAGAGGGTGACAAGTTTTCTTTTATAACTAGGGTAATACCTGACCTTACCTTTAACGGCTCAACAAACGCTGACCCAAAGGTAAATGTCACGTTGCAGGCAAACAACTTTCCCGGCGGTAACTTCTTGCAGTCAGAGATTAGTCAGATAGACAGAACAGCAACATCCACAACCGTTCCTTTTGAGCAATACACAAATAAGGCAGATGTAAGGCTAAGGGGCAGGGCTTATTCTATTAAGATAGACTGCAACACGCTAGGTGTTAGATGGAGGCTGGGAAGCCCTAGAGTGGATGTGCGGCCTGACGGGAGGCGATAATGGCTACAAATGTAACACCGTTTCCAAGGCTGCCAACAGCCCCTAAAAACATAGATGAAAAATACATTAGCGATTTGGTGCGGGCCTTAGAAATATTTTTAAGGCAGGCACAAAACCCTCAGTTAAACCTTCAGGAAATACCAACGGACGGAAATAATAATCTTCTGTCTCAAGGAGACATATATATAGCTGATGGAGGCTTTCTAAAGATTGTCGGCAAAACCGAAATACACTCAGGAACAGTATCAGCAACCACTTCACTAGGCACTGTTACTGTTTCTGTATCATAAAAGTTATAGGTAACTTTATGGCTCAGAAAAAATTACAAACAAATTCTGCGTATGCTGAATATGATGAAGATGGAAATGGTATCGTAACAGACGAGGAGCTTTCTCACGTTAAAGAGATAAAAAAGACGGAAACTGAGCTAAGAAAAAATCTAGCCCAGTTGCGAATGGCAAGGTACACCTTGATTTTTATGGGATTTTACGCTGTGTTTCTAGCATCACCGTGGTGTTCTGCGGAAAAACTTGAGGGTCTAGGTGCAGTCACCGACCTTATATTCCTTAGTGGAGCGGGCATTGTCGGCGCATACATGGGTACGACAGCATGGATGAGTAAAAAATGATTAAGTGGTTGATTAGATTTTTAAGTTGTAAAAGTGGTGATATGTCAGAACACAGGCGACACACCACAAGGTATGAAGATTTATGTATGTAAGGGAATCGTAATGATACAGGCTCTTATAGGCCCAATAGGGTCTCTTGTGGGTACTTGGCTTGAAGGCAAGGTTGAAACAAAGAAAGCAGAAACTGCATCTAAGGTAGCTCAGGCTCAGGCTGAGGCTGTGGTCATGCAGAAAAAGGCAACAGGAGAGATCGACTGGGATCTAAAGATGGCTGATGCGTCTGCCCATAGCTGGAAAGACGAATGGCTTACTATAATTTTCTCAATCCCTCTAATATTATCATTCTGTGGTGATTGGGGTAGGCAAATAGTGGCAGATGGTTTTATGGCTCTTGAGACCATGCCCACCTACTACCAATACACATTAGGAACAATAGTAGCTGCCAGCTTTGGCACACGCGCAGCCACTAAGTTTTTTGGTAAAAAGTGAAAGGGCTTACGAAATAGACACTTAGCTGGTACAATCTTGCAAATAAAAAGTTACCGATAACTTTTTAAGGGGATCGTATTTTGACATTGTCTAAAAAAATATATGAAGAAACAGCTCGTTTTTTCATGGAAAACGGTAAAAATCTAAAAAAGGCTGCTGAACAAGCCAAGGTCAACTATTCAACATTCACCTCACGCTTAAGAAGAGCTAGGGAGATGGGAATTGTGAATGAGCAAACAGCCGCAGCGGCTAAAGTTGTAGAGCAGCCCACCATTATTTTACAGCCTAAGTTTAGAATACAACAAAGAAAGTCAAAGCCGGATGAGACAAAAAGGGTTTTAGCTATAGGCGACTGTCACGATGGGCCGTCTTTGTCAGATAAAAACAGATTTTTTGCGATGGGCAACTACGCAAAAACAAAACAGGTAGATCAGATAATACAGATAGGTGATTTTGCTACTTGTGACTCATTAAACAGCTTTGATAAGAACGACACTGTAAAAGGAAAAAGCAAGCCGTCATTCAGAGACGATATGCAGAGTTTTCAAGAGGCAATAAGGGCTTTTCACAAAGGTTTGGGTGGATATGATGTGCCTAGGCATGTTACTCTAGGCAATCACGAAGATAGAATATGGTCTTATACCAATAAGAACCCAGAAATAGTGGATATGCTTGATAAGATATTGTTTGCCACTATGGATGATTACGGATGGACTTACTCCCCTTATAAGGAGTTCTATTTTGTAGGGGACGTAGGATTTACACATTCCCCAATAAACGGAATGGGCAAGGCATACGGAGGTATGTATTCTGAGAATCAAATAGCAAGGGACGCATTGCATGATGTGGTGTTTGGTCATACCCATAAAAGACTTGATAAAGCCTTTCCAAAAATGGGAAATCAGTTCCTTACTATAATCAATTTGGGTTGCAGTCTACCGCAGGGGCATATTGAAGAGTATGCTAAACATAGTCTTACAGGATGGTCATATGGGGTCTACGATATTTACATAAAAGATGGTAGAATAGATCAGAGAACTTGGATACCGATTAACAACTTAATAGAAGAGTATGGTGAGTAAGATGAGGGAGATTACAAAGGTTATCGTTCATTGCGCTGATACCCCAGAGGGGCGTGATGTAAAGACGGCTGAAATCAAGAGGTGGCACACTGAAGAGCGCGGCTGGAGTGATATCGGATATCATTGGGTGGTTGAGCTGGACGGTTCGCTTCACGCTGGTCGTCCTGAAGAGATCAATGGCGCTCATTGTAAGGGGCATAACTCTACTAGCATCGGGGTATGCTATGTTGGTGGTGCTGACTCTAACGGAGATCCTAAAGACACACGCACAGAAGAGCAGAAAAAGACACTAGCAAAGCTATTGTCAGATATTCTTGATAGATACGAAGACGCAGAGATATATGGTCACTGTGATTTTTCGGAGAAAGCCTGTCCGTCATTTGATGCAAAATCAGAATACGCAGCCCTATAGGAGTATAACATGGCGTTACCACTATTATTAGGATTAGGCGGCTCTGCCCTAGGTGGCGCTGGATTATTAGGGGGGTTGGGTGCTTTAAGTGCTGGCGCTATTGGCTCAGGTCTTGGCTCTTATCTTGAAACTGGAGATCTGGGCAAGGGTATCCAGACAGGACTCACATCATACCTTGGTGGTAAGGCGCTTGGTTCATTGATGGGTGGCGCAGATGCTGCAAGTGCTGCTGGTCAAGCGGGCCAACCGATAACTAACCCTGCCGATATACAAGCTGCGGCTGGCGGTGCCGGAGCTATGTCTGATTTAGCCGCAACCAATCTTGCTAATCAACAAGCCGCAAGTTTGGCATCAGCCCCAGCATCAACAGCAGGCGGTAGTATTCTTTCTGATCCTACAGCGGCTATGCAGACCC